GCGTCATATCGCCACAGTAAACGAAAGTTCTTTGCTATTCGAGGATGATTTTGATGAGTTGACATCACAAACGGTCATGGAGGGAACAGCGTTTGACGCCAAGGTCAGTGAGTCGGGAGACCTGTTCGATAGCGCACACCTGAACGAAATCGGTCCTCGTCAATACCTTCGCTTCTGGTACACACCCAACGCTGACTACCCGATTGAGGCTCGATATCACCGTCGACCCCTTCGCTTGATCAACGATACAGATGCTCCACAGTGGCCTGTCCAGTACCACCACTACCTTGTGTACGCAGCACTTAAAGACATCTGCATGCAGCATGGCATGCTCAAGAACAGTCAACTGTATGATGGCCGAGCCACTGAGCTTCTAGAGCGCATGAAGGCCAAGTATTTGTCGCGTACAGATCGCATGCACATCCGTCGCGGATTTGACCGCGCCATGGCAGACCGAGAGCGGTTCGGGATTCCAACTAAGTCATGAACACTAAACGTCTTGTAGTCGACCGTCTGCGTGGTATCGATCAGCGATACTACACGAAGCCCGAAGCCGCCGCGATCATCGAGGAGATGACGTGGGACTCCTACGATGGATGGAAGGCTGCGGGTGGCTTTGATCTTGTGACTCAAGATCTCTATGATTGGCTCAGCACTGTTCCTCTGCCGAAACAAGAAAACTATAGAATCACGTCGATTCATGCCTTTTCAAAGCGATCCAAGTTTAACGAGATCATCTTTGAGACCAGCGAAGGCGAGCTTTGTAAGCTCAATATGGGTAATATTAAAGGTGTTTTGCCTGGTGATAAACCCTTTGAGTTTCTTAAAGATGAGAGAGGGCTAGAGTACAACGGGAACACTTCATCTACAGGCACTTCTGGGACAATCACAGGTGGCAGAAATCGGTATGTCCCTCGCATGAACAGCATGGGGTCACAGTCTTGTACGTTCGGTGGTCGACTGTTCATGGTCAATGGTGTCGATGAGCCCATTGTTTACGATGGGTACAAGGTATCGAGAGCCGGTTTTTCAGAGAAGCCTGCACAACCCAAGGGCAACGTAGTTGTTCGGGCGTTCCACAATAGGTACATCGCTAACGGCGGTACAGATACAGACTATTTCTTGGGTACTCGTATCCGTACTCATGGTCTCGGAAGCCTGAAGCCTAAAGGTGCTAAGAACAAACACGGCGACTACGTCGACGGAAAGATATGTAGCTACCAGTACAAAGTTTCCTTCGTAAACGAGCGCGGCCAGGAGAGTGAGCTTTCTGAGTCTAGTGAGATGGTTACCTTCGAGTGCGCGGACGGTAAGCGAAGGTTTGTTGTACTGAACCTGCCGATAGGAGACTCCACCGTCGTAGCTCGACGAATCTACAGAACTCGTGATCTGTTTGACGACTTCGGCAACCCGCTAGGTCCAGAGACCGGCAGAAACTTCTTTTTCCTACGAGAGATTCAAGACAACGAGACGACAATCTTCGAGGACGGTATCCCTGACTCGAACGTCGGCGCATTGACGGATGACATCGACTTCGGCCCGATGCCAGTCCAGTCAAAGTTCATCGCATCATTCAAGAACCGCATCTTCCTTGCTGGATCGCCCGACAACGTCGTCAGATACAGCGCGAGCGGCATGCCTGAGGTTTTCCCTAAGCTGAACATTCTGGACGTAGGAGACAAGGACAGCGGCGAGATTACGGGCATGTATGCCTCGACGAACAACCTTGTCATCTTTAAGGAGTTCGGGATCTTCCTGGTCAACCAGAGATCAGATGGGAGCTTCGAGTACAGGACGATCACGAAGGACGTGGGCTGTATCGCACCCAACTCGATCAGAGACGTTCCATTCACCGGCCTCGTGTTTCTCTCTCACAAGGGTGTCTTCGTCATGAAGGGCTTCCTTGAGGACTCAAACGAGGCCACACAGATCGTGAACCTCAGCACGCCAATCAAGGAGCACATCGAGCGCATTTGCTCCAGCCTTGCGTACGGCTCTGTAGGGTGTATTGATCGCAAGAATAAAGAGTATTGGATCTGTGTCCCAACGATTGGTGAGAAGAATAACCTTCTACTTGTCTGGCACTATGAGGTTGGAGCCTGGAGCATCAGAAAAAATTACCCGATTAGCTGCGCTGTTGAGCTTCGCACTCCTGATGCTGAGATTCTATTCGGTAGCAACGATTCCAAGAAGCCGGGAATCTTTATTGCTAATAACTTTTATAGATTCAAGAATGAACTGGGTTCGGCAGTCACAATAAATGAAAATCAAAAAGATCGAGAGATTTTGCCAGAACAGACAAAAGACTACCCAGTATACGAGATTGCTCCCTTGAAGCTGAATGGTGCGTACTCTGGCGTTTATGTTGCCTACGTAAACTTGTATTGCGTTGCGTTTGGTGATGAGCCCATCAAGATGAACATCAAGATTAATCGCAATGAAAGCCTAGTACTTGAAGAAAACAAGTCTAGAGCACAGCAGCACACTGATAATTCAGAGAAGCAAGACTTGTACAATGAGTCTAGGTTTAATGGTGCAACCTTTGGATATCATAGACCAGTAGTCATTCGGTTCGATGTGTCTCACTTCCATAAAACACTTGCTACTGAGTTCTCATTCAGAGTGTTTCAGGATGACACCAACGAAGCCGCAAACAGGTTCATGATTGTCGGTTATTCAATAGATGCGAAGTTCGGAGAGCAGAACGACGTTCGCGCGCTCACCGATGTGCTGGCTCCAAATCAGAGGTAAATGTGTCTCTCAAGTTTCCATCAATCAGACCTGATGAAAAAGAAATCATTGAGCCTGACGACCTCAATCTCAACTTGAAGCAGTTCACTGATGAGTTGAACGGTAATCTCACTCATGAAAACTTGTCTCAAGATGTGACACTGAAGGATGATTTCTTTCAAGACGATTCATTCACACAGACATATCAGAGTTCGTTCTCAGATGATTCTAACTGGGGTGGAGGCACCACAGCATTTAAGTGCAGCAAGCAGCATGTGGGATACAGTCGAGTAGATGAAAACGACAACAAGATGCCGAGCATCGACTTTGTAGCTGAGCGTGATGGCTACATCATTGTTGATTTCATGTTCTCTATTTCATGGACTGGTAGCGGATTGTTGACTGAAGAGGACATATCGTTGCTCGTTGTGGATATGTGTTGGCCAGCAAATCATGAAAATTACTACGCATGTTGCTTCCCTGATTCTTCCG